ACCGTTTCTTTAATTCGTAAGAATTAGTACCTCGCTGCGCGAAATCGCTGAGAAACAGAATGCCCGATTACGAGTCGAATGCGCGCTTGATCGTCCGGGTGATCCGCGACGTCCTTCGCGCCGAATCGTTCGCCTCGATCGCCGATCTGAAAGACGCGACCAAGCGCAAATTACGTGCGCTGAAGATTCCCTACGAGCCGGCCGACCTGGATGCCGCGCTCACCATCGTCGCGAGCAACCGTCCGCTCGTGGAGGACTGACACATGGCGTATGAATTTGTGTTCTACCCAGACCCGCCGACTGCCTTGGTCACCGTGAAACCCGATGCGGGGGGCGCCTACTCCAGCGTGCCCTACACGTACACCGACGGACGACAGGGGCAAGTCTCGTACGTCCCTGACGGCACGCCGAACAAACAGGGGGCCGCGGTCGAACTCGTCGCACCGGATTACGAGACCGAAATTCTGCGTGGATTCTTAATGCTCGATGCTGATCAGGGGACGGCGCGGATTCAGGTCGACGATAAAAAGATGAAGCACATCGGGGCGCCGCCCACCACGACGCCGCCCGCCGTGGGCAGCTCGCCGCTCGACATCATCAACCACGTCTACGCCACGACCCAGCCGCAACTCTGGACCTTGGACGGCTGCGGGAAATTCACCGAGGACTGTTGCGACGCGTTGCACGCGCAGCATTCCGCGTATTGGGGTCACGTCAAAAAAGACCCCGGCCAAAATCAATACAACGGGCACGCCGTCGACGCCGTGCATCTCGCGTTGAACGTCCCCGGCTGCAACGCGGGGATCTACGACATCATCTACTCGTCGGTGAGTGCTGAAGCGAAGCCCGTGTTCAACCTCGCCGGCCCCCCCGAGTACGAGCTCTGGTACTACCCGGCCGCGGATGCGGATGCGAGCAAGTCGGCGCCGACGCCCGTGTTCGTCCTGCGCGTCCGCTGATGCCGACGGCGCTGCTGGTCGGGAGCGTCCTCGTGGTGGTGCTGGTCGCTCTGGTCGCAATGGTCGTGGAGATCCGCCGTCTCGGTGATCTGTTGGAGGCCGTCAACCATGCGATCGAACGCGTGGCCGTAATCCTGAAAACGCGGAAACCATGACGGTCGGGAGTTTATTCGCCGGGATCGGCGGGTTCGATCTCGGGTTCACGCGTGCGGGGTTCGTGATCAAGTGGCAAGTGGAGATTGACGCCTATGCAACCTGCGTCCTCGCGCGACATTGGCCCGACGTCCGGCGCTATCGGGACGTCCGCACCTGCGGCGGCCTGGAACCAGTTGACGTTATTTGCGGAGGCTTTCCCTGCCAGCCCCACTCCCTGGCTGGTCGACGCGGCGGATCTGCCGACGAGCGCGACCTCTGGCCCCACTTCGCTCGACTCATTCGCGAGTGTCAACCCCGATGGGTCGTGGCGGAAAACGTCCCAGGGCTACTCTCAAGTGACGCTGGACGGTTCTTTGGAAGTGTTCTCGGAGACCTGGCCGCGTGCGGGTATGACGCGGAGTGGGATTGCCTTCCAGCGAGCGCCTTTGGCGCCCCTCACCGGAGAGACCGCGTCTGGATTGTTGCCTACCCCCAAGAAAGGCGATGCCGAGCAGGGCGCCAACCGAACGGGCCGCTCGACCGCCGCGCAGACGATCAAGGCGGGATGGAATTTGATCGAGGCGGTACGCTTCTGGCCGACGCCCTGCACGACGGATGCGAAGAGCGTCCCGTATCAGAAGGGCAAGGGGAACAAGCGGTATCCGATGCTGCTCGGCGCGGTGCGGCCGGAGACGATGTGGCCGACGCCGAAGTCTTCAGCCAGCGGGCCGGACTATGCGAGACGAGATCGGGAGGGGAGTGGCGGGGACGACCTAGCGACCGCGATTGGTGGGCAGTTGAACCCGACGTGGGTCGAGTGGCTCATGGGGTACCCGCTCGGGTGGACCGCTTGCGCGACCTCGGCAATGCGATCGTCCCGCAGATCGCGGAATGGCTCGCGCGCCGCATCCTCGCCGCGGAAGGAGTAACGCCGTGACGCTGCTCGACTACGCGTTGCATCTCGTCGACGAGCAACTGGCCGAACTCGAAGCGATCGAGGCCCGGCTCAGGACGCTGGTGCGCTTGGTCTCCACGCCGGAGCAAGCGACCGAGGTCGGTCGGCTCGCCGCGACCTACCACGAGAAGTGGGACCGCCTGCAGAAGCAAAAAGCGTCGCTCCTTGACGAGGTGCTGCGCTATCACGCGGCGGGCATCGATGTCTCGACGGCGGTGCACTGATGCATGGAGTCGACAACCGACCGGAGCCCTCGCGCGAAGAGATCCTCCTCGCCATGTCGACGTACGGCGGCAGTTTCGTGCGGCAGCTCGTGGTGCTCTACCGCCTGGGCGACGCCGACAACCAGCGCATTCTCTGGTCGGCGTTCCTGCACTACTTCAACGAATACCGGGATCTGGCAGCGGGGAGGTGAGCAATGCAGTTGTCGTTCTGGGGTTACGACGCCGAGGGGAATGGGCAAACGAGTGGGCATCGGATTGTCTACGTCTATCGCGATACGGTCCGACACAAAGTAAAAATCGGTTTCACCACGCGTGATGGCAAAACTCGGATGAAAGAACAACAGACGGGCAACCCTGATCCGTTCGAATTCGTTGGGTCATTTGTCGTGCGCGATGATCAGGATGATCACGACATTCATCGGATGGTTTCCAAGTTTCATTATCGTGGTGAGTGGTTTGATGAGACGCCTGAACTGATGGCGATACTGATGCGATTGATTCGAAATCCAGTGGTCTTTCGAATAGCGAAGAGCGAATTTGAACCAGCCAAACCGAACACCTACCGACAGGCGACGTTTCAACTAGGGTGTTTGTGTGGGAATCCAGTCTGGTTCAGTGGTGAGTTTCAAGGGAAGGAGATTCCGCCGCATCCGCTGAGTGGTAGAGCCATCTGTCCAGTGTGTGCCCGACCTCTTCACTTCGAATTTGAATTCGTGGACGAAACCCGCCGAGTTCCGCAATGTCCGGATTCCGTCGCAAACGACCCGAATTACTTCACGCGGTGAGTGTCTAGATGCAGTACTGCGCGCAGCCTGGGTGTTCGGCGCTCGTCCCTCGTGGCGCCTGCGCCCGTCACGCGGTGCGCAGCAATGTCGATGTGCGACGCTGGTACCGCATCGCCCGCTGGTTCCGCCTGCGGCAGGAGGTGCTCCTGGAACAGGCGTATGCGTGCGCGTCGTGTGGACAGGTCACCCTCACCCTCGAGGTCGACCACATCCGCAAGCATGAGGGAGATCCCGGGTTGTTCTGGAACCGTGAGAACCTGCAGGCCTTGTGTGCCCCATGCCATCTTGCGAAAACGAAACGCGGTGCGTAATGACGTGTCATGACGTGTGTGGACGAGGGGTGCGGTGATGGCTGAATGTACGTGTGTAATCCAGAACAGGGAAGAACACGAATCAGAGCGTGATTGGTTGAAACGTATCATGTGTCTGCATCACTGGATGCAGACGGATTACTACCGTATCAGCACACTGGCTGGACCCCACGCCAAGACCAAGGTCGGTGCATAGCTATGCGTGCGATCTGCATAGATCCATCGAGACCCGTCGAGTCCGAATCCGGCCGAATCTGCATTAATTCAATGCAAGTTCGACGGGGGGTAGGCGAAAAGTTTTTTCGTTTTTCGTCCGCAAACCCTAGCGGCCCCAACTACTTGTTTGCCCAATCCTAACCCATGCCTGACGTGGTAGAGACCCCCAGGAAACGGGATCGGCGAGGCGGATGGAACCGCAACCAACCCACGCGCCACGATGGCCCGACGGGGCCGCCAGCGCCCGCCAGAGAGCCGATCGGGTTCATCAACAGCCTCACACATACCAAGGGCGCCGCGGCCGGCCAGACGTTTCAGTTACGGCCGTGGCAGAAACGCATCCTCAAGCAACTCTTCCGCAAGCGCCGGGATGGCCGACGGCAGTACCGCACGGCGTTGTTGATGCTCCCGAGGAAAAACGGCAAGTCCGAACTGGCGGCGGCGATTGCGCTGTACGGGCTCCTGGCGGATGGGGAGGCCGGCGCCGAGATCTACTCGGCCGCGGCGGATAAAGACCAGGCGGGGCTGGTGTTCGGGGTCGCGGCGCAGATGGTGCGGAACGATCCGGTCTTGGACGCCGAGTGCTACATCGTCGACAGCCAGAAACGGATCGTGCACAAGCCGAGCGGCAGTTCCTACAAGGCGATCAGCGCCGAGGCGTACAGCAAGCACGGGTTTAACGCGCACATGGTCGTGTACGACGAACTGCACGCGGCGCCGAACCGCGACCTGTACGACGTGCTGTCGACCTCGATGGGCGCGCGCACGCAGCCCTTGTTCCTGGTGATCTCGACCGCGGGGTACGACAAACACTCGATCCTCTGGGAACTCTACGCGCACGCGAAAAAAGTGCAGGAGAACCCGAAACTGGATCCGACGTTCCTGCCGATTTTGTACGAGGCGCCGATCGAGGCGGACTGGACGAGTCGCCGCGTGTGGCAGAAGGCCAACCCGGCGCTCGGGGATTTTCGCAGTCGCGAGGAGATGGAGATCGCCTTCGCGAGGGCGAAAGAAATCCCCGCGCAGGAAAACAATTTTAGGCGTTTATACCTCAACCAGTGGACCGAGCAGGCGAGTCGGTGGCTGTCGCTGTCGGCCTGGGACGCGTGCAAGGTCCCGATCGACCTCCGCGCGGCGTGGCGCGCGCGGCCGTGTTACGTCGGGATGGATCTGAGCGCGACCGAAGATCTCACCGCGCTCGTGGCGGTGTTCCCCGACGGCGACGGTGGGTTCGACGTCCTCCCGCATTTTTTCGTGCCCGGCGAGAAGATTCCCGACCGGGTCCGGCGCGACCGTGTGCCGTATGACGCGTGGGCGCGCGACGGGTACCTGACGATCGTCCCCGGGCCGACGATCGGCGACTACGCCGCGGTGCGCGAACAGATCGAGGCGTGGCGGGAGGAGTTCGCCGTCGAAATGGTCGCGACCGACCCGTGGAACGCGACGAGCCTGATTTACCGCCTCGAACAGGACGGGTGTCCGCTCGTGAAGGTCCCGCAGACGTTCGCGGGGCTGAGCGCGGCGACCAAATCCCTCGAAAAACACGTCCTGTCGCGCACCCTGCGTCACGCCGGGCACCCGGTCCTGCGGTGGAATGTCGGCAATGTGTCGGTCGAAACCGACCCGGCGGGGAACCTGAAGCCCTCGAAAAAGGCCTCAACGGAACGCATTGACGGCGTGGTGGCGCTGATTCAGGCGATCGACGCCATGGAACGCAACGTCCAGACCCCCGAATATTCGGTCGCCATCGTCGGTTAGCAGAATTTACTAGCCACGTCAATATATCTGACGATATAGTCCACGGCCATCCGTGGACCGCGCGTATAGCCGCCTCGAACTCAAGTCAATCGCGCCGGTGGGCCGCCGGTTCAGCGGCATTGCGTCCACCCCCGAAGTCGACCGGCAGGGCGACTCCATCGACCTCGCCGGCGCCACCTACACCAACCCGCTCCCGCTCCTCTGGCAGCACGACGCCCATCGCCCCATCGGCCGCGTGACGCTCACCCCGACCCCGACGAGTCTGCAATTCGACGCCGAGATCCCCGACATCGACGAGCCCGGGCCGCTCAAGACGTTGGTCGATAGTTGCTGGCAGTCGATCAAGAGCGGCCTCGTGCCCGCGGTCTCGATCGGGTATCGCATCCTCGACGGCGGGATCGAACACCTCAGAAACGGCACGCGCCGGCTGACCAAGATCGAAATCTGCGAAGTGTCGGCGGTGACGATTCCCAGTAACCCCGGCGCGAAAATTCTGCACCTGAAATCGCTATTTGAAGGAGACGTTATGCCATTGACGGCCGCTGAACACATCACCACCCTGGAATCGAAACGGCAGACGCTGGCCGACGCCATGGCGGGGCTGATGGACACCGCCGCCAAGGACAATCGCCACCTCACCGACGAGGAATCCACGCAGCACGCGAAGTTCGCGGCCGACGCGGAGCAGTGCGCGACGACGATCGCGCAGTGGAAGGACACCGAGGCGCTGCAGATCAAAACCGCGACGCCGGTGCGGCGCATCGTGAGTCCCTACGCCCACGTCTCGGTCACGCCGAACGTCGAGAAGGGCACCCAGTTTGTGCGCTACGTCTGCGCCCAGGCGATCGCCCACAAGACGCACGTACCCGCGTATGAGATTGCGGCGCGGTGGAACGATTCGACCCCGGAGGTCGCGCTCGCGCTCAAGGCCGCCGTCGCCGCCGGCACCGCGACCGATGCGGTATGGGCCGGCCCACTCGTCCAGCCGAACATCTCGAAGGATTTCATCGAACTCCTGCGCGCCGCGACCATCGTCGACCAGATCAGCGGGCTCTACAAAGTGCCCTTCAACGCCAAGATTCCCCAGCAGACCGGCGGCGGGACCTACTCGTGGGTCGGGGAACTGAAACCGAAACCCGTGACGTCGCTGACGTTCGGGAGCGTGACGCTCGATTGGGCGAAGGTCGCCGCGATCATCGTGCTCTCGCAGGAACTGATCAAACTGTCGAGCCCGAGCGCCGAGGACGTCGTCCGCCGCGAGATGGTCGCGGGGATCGCGCGCTTCATTGACGCGCAGTTCACCGATCCGGCGATCGCCGCCGTCGCCGGCGTCAACCCGGCGTCGATCACGAACGGCGCCCCGACCGCCGCCGCGACCGCCAACCCGTGGGCCGACATTCTGGGCTTGGTGAATCACTTCACGACCAACAACATCCCCATCAGTGGCCTCACGTTCATCATGTCGCCGGCCAATGCGCTGGCGCTCTCGTTCAAAACCTTCGCCGACGGGACCGCGCAGTTCCCCGGCGTCAACATCGACGGCGGCAGTTGGAAGGGCATGAAGTTCATCGTCAGCAACACCGTCACGACCAAGGTGATTGCCTTGCAGCCGTCGCTGATCCTCTACGCCGACGACGGCGGGGTGACGATCGACGCGAGCGGCGAAGCGTCGCTGCAGATGGACGGCGCGCCCGATTCCCCGGTCGCCGCGACGACCATCCTCGTCTCGATGTTCCAGATGAACGCGGTCGCCCTGCGCGCCGAGCGGTTCACCAACTGGAAGAAAATCAACGCGAACGCGGTGAAGTATCTGACGGCGGCGGCCTGGCCGGCCCCGACCGGCTTCGAGCAGGGCGCGTCCGCGGGCGAGTAACTGGCCGTGGGCCTGCTCACGAGCATCGCCGCGCGTGTCTCGTCGCTCATGACGGGCGTGCGCGGCGGATGGTCGCCGATCATCCGCGAGTCCTATCCGGGCGCGTGGCAGAACAACGACCCGCTGACGAGCGAGAACGCGCTTGCGAATCCGAGCGTGTTCGGGGTCGTGTCGCGCATCGCCCAGGACATCGCCAAGATCGCGCCGCCGCTCCTGCTCGAACTCGACGACAACGGGTTCTGGTTCGAAACCACGAACTCCGCGTATACGCCGGTCCTGCGTCGGCCGAATCGGTACCAGACCCCGCAACAGTTCTACGAACAGTGGATGTTGAGCAAGTTGCTCTACGGGAATACCTACGTCCTGAAAGAGCGCGACGAGCGCGGCGTCGTGAAGGCGATTTACATCCTCGATCCCTTGAAAGTGATCCCGATGGTCGCCCCCGATGGCAGTGTGTATTACGAACTGCAATCGAACGAACTCGCCGGGCTCCCGCAGGCGACCAAGCCCGTCGTCGTGGGCGCATCCGATCTGATTCACGATCGCTGGAATTGTCTGTGGCATCCGCTCGTCGGCGTCTCGCCGCTCTACGCGATCGGCGGCGCCGTCACGCAGGCCCAGGCGATTCAGGCGAGCAGCACGACGTTCTTTGCGAAGGGCGGCCGGCCCGCCGGCATGCTCGTCGCGCCGACCAAACTGGATCCGGCCTCGGCCGAGCGCATCAAATCCACGCTCGCGAATTTCAAAACCGGCGAGATCATGCTCACCGATCAGGGCATGACCTACCACGACATCGGCGGGTCCGCGGTTGACTCGGAACTCATCGCGCAACTCGGGTGGACCGAGGAAAAAATCTGCGAAGTGTTCGGGATGCCCATCAGCATCCTGAACAGCAACAAGCAACCGCCCTACGCGAACGCCGAAGCGTCGCAGTTGCAGTACAAGTCGCAGTGCCTCGAACCGCATCTCGCGAGCATCGCCGCGTGCCTGGGTGACGGCCTCGAACTGCCGCTCTATCTGTCGCTGGAATTTGACGACACGCTCTTGATCTGGATGGACACCGCGACGCGCACGACCGCGGCCAAGACCGCGATCGCCGCCGGCATGTCGGTCAACGAAGTGCGCGATACGTATTACGGCCTCGGCCCCGTGCCCGGTGGCGACATGCCGTACCTGCAGCAGCAGTACTACCCGATTAGCGAACTCGCGGATCGCGCGGCCTCGGCGCCGGCCGTGGCCCCCCTGCCCCCGGCGAC